GGAAGGGGACGTCGGGTATGGCGGGAATGAAGGGGCGTGTCGGGAGCGTATCCCTGTCGGTCATACCCGACGTCTCCAAGTTCTCCAGGCAGCTGCGCGAGCAGGTGGAGAAGATCCGGCAGCGCTGGAACCGGCGCCCGCCCGAGTTCGAGGTCGCGGCCAAGCTCAAGGACGGCACGGTGGAGAAGATCCGCCGCGAAGTCGAGGCGAAGCTGCGGGACGTCAAGGTCGACGTCGAGGCGACTCTCGACAAGTCGTCGTTCGAGAAGGCGAAGACCGAGCTCAACGCGGCGGCGAAGGCCGCGAAGGCGAAGATCAACGTCGAGGCGGAGCTGTCGAAGGCGTCGGTCGCGAAGGTCAAGGCGCAGGCGGAGGCCGCGTTCAAGTCCGTCCGGACGAAGATCCGGGTCCGCACCGAACTGGACAAGCTGCGGGACGCCCGCAAGCAGGTCGAGGGCGACACGTGGTGGAAGTACGTCGGCGCCGTCTTCAGGCCCGGATCCCTGGACCAGTTGAAGGCCGCGTTCTTCAGGGCGTTCCCCGACCTGAAGATGTGGATATGGCCCCAGATCGACACCGCGTATCTGGGGAACCTCGCCAAGACCGCCAAGGCGCACTTCCAGAAGGCCTGGAATTCCTCGAAGGCGTTGAAGGCGAGGGCGGAAGTCGTGGCGCATTGGCGCCGCACCGACCTGTCGAAGTCCCTGACGCCGATCAAGGGCCTCGTCGAGGCCACATGGAAGGGCTCCGGGAACAGTGTCGCCCGACGCCTGATGACCACGCTGGGCACCCTGACCGTCACCATGTGGGGGGTCTTCTCGGCGACGTCGATCGGCAAGGCGATAGGCTCGGTGAGGAAGGCCGTCGGCGCCGCGGGCGCCTTCGTCTTCCGGGTGGGAGTGTCCCTCACGGGAGGCGTCGGCAAGCTCCGTCGCGGACTGACGGGGATGCTGGGCCGCGTCGGCCGCGGGCTCGGGATCAAGATCCCCGCGAGGGTGACGATGGACCTCGCGAAGGCCGGGGCCTCCCTGAAACGCTCGGCGTCCTCGCTCGGCCGCGGCGCGAAGGATGTCATCGGCGGGTCCCTGAGGGGCTTCAAGCTCGGGACCACACTCCCGGTGCGGGCGGTCTGGAACTCGCGGGCGGCGCAGGCCACCAGGTCGAAGGCCGGGGCGTTCGTCAAGATGATGGCCAAGCGGGCGCCGAAGGCCTGGAACATCGGGTTCAAGATCGCGAAGGCGCCGATCACCGCGATGAACAAGCTCGGCCTCAACAAGACCATCCTGTGGAAGCTCCAGGTCAAGGTCCTGGAGGCCATGCGCGTCTTGAAGAAGTTCGCGTCCTGGACGAAGAGCATCCTGTCCGGGTCGATGAAGATCTCGATGGGCGCCATGACGCTCGGGCCGCTGATCACCGGCATGGGGCACCTGTCGGCGGCCGCGAAGTCGATCGCCCCGTCGCTGGCCCCAGCGGTCGGGATCATGTCCGCGTTCGCCGCGGGCGCCGGCGTGGCTGCTGTAGCGCTCAAGCAGTCCTCCACCTACCTGAAGGACCTGGAAGGTCCGCTCAAGCAGGTGCAGAAGGGGATCGAGCTCGCGTTCTGGTCGAAGGCGAAGGCGCCGATCCTGGAGAACTCGAAGAAGCTGATCGGCGAGCTCGGACCCTCGATCTACAAGCTGTCCGGGGCGATGGGAGGCGTGTTCGCGTCGATAGCCTCCGGAGCCGGCAAGGCCTCCGGGTCGTTCAAGACGATTCTCGGCAACGCCACGGTCGGCTTCCAGAACCTATCGCCCGCCATGGAGAAACTCGTCCAAGGGTTCGCGAGGTTCGCGGCGGCCGGCTCGAACTTCTTCCCGGCCTTCGGAACCTGGATCGACAACGTGGCGTCGAAGTTCAACGCCTGGCTCGACAGGATCGAAATGTCGAACGCGGGCGGGATCACCGGGTGGATGCAGAACGGGATCAACGCCGCGAAGCTCTTCTTCAAAGTGCTCGGAGACCTCATGTCGATCTTCGGGTCCGTGCTGAAGGCCGCCGCCGCCGGAACCCAGGGCATGTCGGGGTTCGCGAACACGGTCGCCAACATCAAGGCCGTCTTCAAATCCGACGAAGGCCAGAAGGGCCTGACCGGACTGTTCGCCGGAATCAACCAGGGCGCCTCCAAGGTCGCGCAGGCGATCGGCAGCCTCGTCATGACGTTCGTCAACTCGGGGCCGCTCTTCGGCCAGGTCATCGGCCAGTGGGGCTCGATCATCGCCACGGGGATCGGAACCATCACCGGGATCCTGCAGAACCCGAAGATCCAGTCCGCGCTCCTCGCCCTCGTGCAGGGCTTCGGGGCGGTCGTCACCGCGGTGGCCCCGGCGGTCCAGACCTTCGCGGTCGGCCTCGCCCCCGTCTTCCAGAAGCTCGGGGAGACCATGACGGCGCTGGCGCCGGCGATCGGCCAGATGGCCGGCATGTTCGCCCAACTCGCAGGCATCACCTTCCAAGCGATCGGCGACCTCGCAGTCCAACTCCTGCCGCAGCTCGTCTCCATGATGAACGCGATCCTGCCGTCGCTGATCCAAGTCGCCCAAGCCATCATGCCGATCATCACGCAGGCGCTCGCGCAGATCCTACCGTTCTTGATGCAGATCATCCAGACCATCCTGCCCCCGCTCATGCAGGTCATCCAGGCCCTCCTGCCGATGTTCATGCAGATAGCCCAGGCTCTCCTGCCCCCGCTGATGCAGCTCATCCAGGCCTTGATCCCGCCGCTGATGCAGCTCATCCAGGCGATCCTCCCCGTCCTGAACGTGATCATCCAGGCGTTCATCGCCGTCATGCAGGTGGTGATCAATATCCTCGGCGCGATCCTGCCTCCGATCATCTCCGCCCTGGCGGCGATCATCCGCGGCATCGTCCCGGTGATCCAGGGCGTGGGCGCGGTCTTCTCCTGGCTCATGGGCGTGGCGCAAGCCATCTGGAACGGCCTCGTCGCGGTCATCCGGGGCGCTGTCAACATCCTGTCGTCGGTCATCTCGGGCGCCATGAACGTCGTCAGGGCCGTGTGGAACGCGGCGTGGACGGGGATCAAGGCGATAGCCGAGGGGATCTGGAACGGGCTCGTCAGTTTCTTCTCCGGGGCGTGGACCGCGATCACGAAGCCGTTCGAGTGGATCGGTAACGCGATCAAGAACGTCTTCAAGGCGGCGTTCAACTTCATCGCTAAAATCTGGAACAACACGGTCGGCCGGATCAGCCTGCACGTCCCGTCGTGGGTGCCGGGCATCGGCGGCAAGGGCTTCTCGGTGCCGAAGATCCCCGAGATGGCCAAAGGCGGAATCGTCACGAAGGCGACCCTCGCGGTGGTCGGCGAAGGCCGGGACCACGAGGCGGTCATCCCTCTGCCGAAGCTCCAGCCGATGATCAACAAGGCGGTCGCGAACGCCGGTGGCGGCGGCGATGAAATATACTATGTGACAGTGAACGCGGACCTGTCGAGGATGAGCGACGTCGCCGACGTCGTACGGTTCGTCAAGAACGCCGCGTCGCACCGGCGCCGCATGCAAGGAGTAGGAGTCTGACATGCCGATCTTCGGCCCCCGCAACAAGTACTCGGCTCTCGGATACGATCTGGCATACGACGCGGTGTCGCCTGGGCACTGGAAGACGATCGTCAAACTCAACATCTGGTACAACACGACCGGGTGGGTGCGCGACGATTTCAACACCCTCGAAGTCTGGGGCGACTTCTCCGGCAAGTGGATCAACAACACGATCAACTTGAAGGGTGGGGAAACCATCCTTCTCAAACAGTTGAATATCGAGATGCCGCTCAAATGGGGGGCCGAGACCTACGTGTCCTTCGGCGCCCGGTTCATCTCGAACGCGGCCGGAGACTGCTCGGTCACCGGAGGCATCTGGATTCCGCGGCGCCCGCAGAACAAGCCGAACGCCCCCACGGGAGTCCGGGTCATCAAAACCCACGCCCCCGACGGTCGCCTCAACCTGCAGATCCACTGGGACCGGAACACGACCCAGCAGGCGCCCTACGCGGTGCAGGCGATCGAGCGGCGGACTCCGACGACGGAATGGTACCGGCTCGGCACCCTCTACTCGTGGCAGACCGACTACTTCGACATCAACACGTGGAACGCCGACAAGTTCCAGTACCGGATCGCCGCCGGCACCACGGAAGGCCAATGGTCGGACTGGGCGGACTCGCCGTGGGTGGCGTCCACCCCGAACCGGCCCGAGGCCGTCGTCGCCAAACGCCAAGGCCGCGGCAACTACAACGTCGTCATCCGCTGGGCGCCCGCCACGACGTACGTCACCGGCGCCAAGGTCTACGACAACGGCATGTGGATCGGGACCGTCAACGGAACCGACACGAAATGGGTCCACGAGAACGCCGACCGGGAGAAGACCCACGTCTACACTGTCACGACTATCTCGGACGACCTGGAGTCGGCGCACTCCATCCCGTCCA